GCTCTTGAACCAAAAGCAGATTCTCCACCTTGCGATATGTCCCTTGTCCTTGCATCTATGTCTTGTAGTTCTCCACGTTTAAAAAGATCATCTATAGTCTGTTGTACGACTCTATCTTCAAAGGGATCGTAAAATTGTTCAGTTAATCTAGGATCAAACTGCATACCAGCAGCACGTCTAGCGGTATCGGTTGCTGCTCCTAAATAAGCCTGTTCGCCAGCAAAGTAAGGTTGCGCCAATTCACCCGCTCTACGAGACATTCCCATGCCTTCTTGATAAGCTCTAGTGCTGGCATCTAAATACGGTTGATATGAACCTAAACCACCATAGGCTCCTTGCATGGCGGCAAGTTCTAATGGAGAAAGTCCAGCAGTTTGTCTTAGTATCGCTGGTTGACCAAAAGCCCTGTTAGCTGCGGTTATAGCTTGAGAAATTATGCCTGGTGTATCAGGAGAACCAAAATAAGCCTCTCTAACAAAAGGATCGGATATTACTTCATCTCTTGCAATATTAGTTACGATTGGATTGATAGCTTCTGCCATTACATTCCCTCAAATATATTCATTAACTCGCGCATATTTTCTACGCCTTTTTCTCTTGAAGGTTCGCCACCTTGAACCAATTCAATACCTGACTTACCTTTTTTTAAATCGTAAGCGCCAGCGCCTCTTGTAGCTTTGGCCGTCATTACAAATTCACCATCACTTAACATCGCTGGTATATCATCCGAAGTGCCTGTACCTGGCCCGATTGACTCTCCGCCTTCACGTAAATCCAGTTCAGCTACACCGCCAACTGCAAATGCTTGTCTTCCTGCACCTTCCACGTCCAAAACAGCTGGTTTAGGGGCCAAACCAAATTCGCCTCTTGTTCCGCCAGTTCCTAGTTCTTTTGATAATTGGTATCTACCAAGCTGATCCATCATCACTTGAGGAGTTTGAGCTAAACCACCAGCTCTACTTTTTGTATCGTCGTATACGGCTTTAGCAAGCAAACCTGTTAAACCAAGACCTAATCCGCCACCAGGAAACCCTCCAGCCATACTGCCCAGTCCTGAAAACAAACTACTAGAACCTGGGCCTGTTTGTCCTTTTAACGTATCTTCAATACCTTTTATAAAAGCGGGAGTTTCTCTGCCAAAGAAACTTCCAGTATTTGCAACCATTTTATTGTATTGATCTACAGATATTACCTTCCCATCTGGCCCCATATAGCCTGTTATGGGTCCGTCCATCGTATCTGACATCGGTGTGTAGTTAGCGACGGGGTTGATACCAGGTGTCCCAAAAAGTCCGCCTAGCGGACCACCTTGAGTTAGTCCACCCAATCCGCCAGATAAAGCAGTTCTAAGTGAATCACGTAAGGCGCCACCTCCTAATCCTGTTCCTTCTGCAGATTGCGAAAAGTTTTGAAAACCTTCGCCAAATCCGCCAGGAAGCATTTTTCCTAAACTTCCTATACCACCACTTATAGCTTTACCAACTGCGCCTAAACCACTAGACAAAGCACCGCCTACCCCTGGTATGCTGCCCACTAAACTTGTTATACCTGTTCCTAATCCACCAGCTAAAGCTCCTAGAGCAGATCCTACGCCTGGTATAAACATCGCGACTGGTGCTACTTTCTTAGCTACCTTTTTAATTGACTTGAAAGCTTTCTTGAAAAACCCAAACTCAGGTAGTCCTGTTATCGGGTTGATGGACATACCAGATCCAACAGCATATTCGTTTGGATCAAGGCCAGCTGCCCTCATTTCTTGGTTAATACGTGCTTGAGTTGCGGCTGATATAACAGGTGGTACGACACGCTCGCCCAAAGCAACGTGAGCTAGAAACTGATCTTCGTCTCTGCCCAAACTTGCTATTCCTGTCCCAGTTCTGTTTATTCTATCCATTTGTCTTTAATTCTACTGTTTTTAGCGATATTGTTAAATAAAATTCATTTCTAAATAGTTTTTTTTATCTTCCCAACAAGGACGCGAAATCAACCAAAAAACTAATAAATAACGATCTCCTGACTGTACGGGCAGTCCTCGGTGCATGTGAGTAAAGCTTGGAAACATCAAAGCGCTACCTGTAGGAAGCGGTTCAACGACACCTCTGCCTTGAAATTCTGTACCACCACCCTCGTATTCGCCTGTATTTAAAGGTACAACTACGCTTATATCTGCGCTTGCATCGTGGTGCCAAGCGCCTTGTTGTTTGTCTCTTATATTGTAATTAGCTATTTGTATGCCGCCATCTGTTACAACTCTGCCCCAAAGCCCCATAAATATTGGGTTGAAAATGGTATTGACCACATTCATCAAAGACAGGTAGAGTTCAGGAATATGGTCTTGTAAGACTATTTCTGGTATTTGTCTAAGTGTGTCTTCTTCTGAATTAGGTTCAAAGTTGAAGTGTTTTTTTATATTTTCTAGTTCGTCTCTGAATATATCGCAAAATGTTTCTGAGAATATAGGTGCGGTATATACATCTTTGATGGGTTCATCAATAACCTTATGTAAAGGTAGGTTTTCTAAGTTTTCTTGGCCTTTTGATTTAAGAAAACGAACAATATCCAGTTGAGAGTCTTTAATGGTTTGAAAAGTTTGATCTTGTATAAACCAGTCAGAAGGTCGGGTTAGAAGTAAATTTTTTACCTCATACGCTGAATTTGTACTCTCTACAGCCTGCATATCAAACCTTTATACTTGTCGCTCCGTTGTTTCTGACAGTTACAGAACCCAGTTCTGATTGCAGTTCAAACCCCTGTGGATTCTTAGGCGTATGAAGCTGTATCCATTTGTTTCCAGTATAAACCTGTAAAACTCCAATAGATGTGTTCCATACTACATCACCTTCGTTAAATTTTAAAGAACCAAGCTCAGTATCGTTGAATTGTGGTGTAGAGTTCGGGTCAAACGCACCAAGGTTCAACTCCAGTATTCTGGTTAATCTGTTGAAGTTTTCTTTGGTTACAGAAGGTTGTAGTTCTGTAGGTAGACGAGTTTCTAGTAATTTGCTCATCTTCTACCATCAGTCTTAACATCCATTCTGGTATCCCCTAAACGCCATCCAATAGACAAGTTACCACCATTAGTAGCGTCGTCGTTTGATTCAAATCGTACTACAGCTTGTCTGCCCCTTGCCCTTAAATTTACTTTTTGAGTGGTTGAAGATACTTCAGAGGTAGAATCGGTAGTTAAAGAATCGCCTGGAAAGTTTCTTACTTTAGTTACCACGTTAATTGATCCAGAATTATCATCTTGTAAAAATTTAATATCGGGTATCAAAGCAGAAATTTGCGTAAACCGATCACCATCCCCTATATCAAAATCAGCTGATTCTACAAACACGTTAGTCATCGCACTTCCGTCGTTATCAAAACCTATTTCATGTTGATACAAGTAACCGCCGTTAGTGGCTTGCGGAAATGATTCAACACCTGAGTCCAACCATACGGTTCTTACCAATTGACCGTAGTACCAAACTTGTTGTTGAGTGTTGTAGATCACATATCTATCTATTTCAGCGCTTGACGCAGAAGGGTAAAACCAACCTACTTCGTTATGTTCTTTATTCGTAAAAGCTTGTATTTTAAAAGCTTGATTAGTATTTAAGTCTCCAAAAACATAATTATGAACGCTACAAGGCAGTTCCTGCACCGTACCGTTGTATAAATAGAAATTACCATATCCCATAAAGAACACGCCGCCTGAAGATGTGACAGCCGCTTTAGGTGCAATAAGTCCTGAAGCTTCGTTTATAAGATTCAAAGCAAAAGTTAAAGGTGCGCCTACAAACTGCATAGAATATACAGAGGTGTCTGTAAAGATTACAACTTCTTGTCTTGCTTTAACTCCGCCTACTATACTGGAGCCAGAAGACAATCTTACGGATCCAGCGGTATTAGTTATGATAGGTTCAAAATCAAGTTCGTTTTCTTGGTCAGAAAAAGCAACTAACATTGGATCTATGGAACCAGTCCGAGCGCTGCCTGATATTGGATCTGCGCCTAGCACTATTAGATGTCTATCTATTTCTGATGTAATAACCTGTAATCCTACG